CGTAATTTTGCGTGTAAACATCTATTTGTATTTCAATTTCTTCAAGGTTACTTTGTCCGTCCTTATAATCAACTGGAGTGCTATTTGTGATAGTGTAAACAACAAAAGGATATTGCACATTTTGAGGTACAATATCAGGGTATATTTTACTACCAACATAGGCTAATATTGCCCCGTCAGTTGATAACCTACTATATATTAATTTACCTATCATAACTCCCAAAATTGACGAGGAAACTCCTTCATGTATTTTAATGCCATTGACGACATTTTATTAATCACCGCGTTTTGACTTCCTTTTTCTGCCTTGTTTCTTACTTTACTTATCCATGCCTTAGTACTACCGAATACCATGTGAGCATAAAAGCCGTCTGTTTTATCTTCGCCAGTAAGTTTAACACCTACACCAGCATCCTTGTATAAAGGCCCTACAGAAGTTAATAAAGCCTTCCAAGACTTTTTATCTGAAATATTCTGAATAGAACGTCTAAGGTTGCCCGGTTCAATGTGATATTTAGGGCCACTACCTCTATCCATTCCACGGGAATAAAACTTGTGAGGTTTATTTGAACGTGGAACAAAAGATTTATACACCTTTAATGCGATTGGTGCGGCTGCATCGGATATTTCTTTTCTCTTTTCTTTTGTAACTTTATTAATCATGTCATCAAGTTCAGTAACGGACTTAGCAAAGTTATACATCTTAAAGAGTTTACCTGCTTTAGTTGTTTTCTTTTGAGTCTCGTTTTCAAGCGCCCTAAGCCTGTTTAATTTACTTCTTGATATTGACATAATAATATTTTATCCTGCCTATATTTCAAGGCAGGAATATTTTTAGGCTACAGTTAAAGTAAGCTGCAAAGCGTTAAATTTTACTTCATCACCTACGGCAATTGACTTTCCTTCTGGTGGAGTCAAAGCACCATAAAATAATAAGTTACCGCCTGTTGACGCATCAAATACACCAAAAAATGTAGCCGTTTGAGCAGTTGGTGCGCTTGATGTGATGGTAATTGTATTCGTGTTTGACAATGTACCTGCGCCACCTGTTCCCCTTGTCCATCCACTAGCCGCATAACTTATACGCGTGTATAAAGCAGTTCCGCCTGTGCCTGTGTCAGTTGGTGAACCGTTAAATAATTGCACAAACGTATTTGTAGGAGCGGTAGGAAAAGCCGTCCCGTTTATCCACGCGGTAATCGCGTCCTCCATGTAATTTGAAAATGCTGCCATTTTATAAAGTTTTTAACGTTAAAAATTTATTTTTAGGTAAATTGAATGTTACCAGAACCTTCTAAAAATTCATATATTTTGTTGCCTCCTGTTGTATTAGTTGGTGTTACCGCCACTCCTGTGCCATTTGTCTTTATTCCTGTTCCGTTTGCTTTGTAGTATAAGCCAGCTGGCACAACTACATTTCCATTTGATTCAGGATAAGATATGATAACTATTCCACTACCTCCTTTTCCGCCAGTTGTAAATGCACCTCCGTTTATATTTTGACAAGCACCACCACCGCCACCGCCTCTATTATCAACCGCTGCAATACCATTACCATTGCCTTGCGCTCCATTTGCACCGCCATCAACTCCATTTCCTCTTGTTACAGAACCAGCACCACCAGCACCACCGCCATAGGATAGAGAAGAACCAGATAATGAACTACTTGCACCAGCACCGCCATTGCCACCTGTACTTCCGCTTCTATTACTACCTACTGCACTTTGGCCACCGCCACCGCCACCAGCATTTGTATTTGTTGCGTTTGCCCATCCACCAGTTCCGCCAGCGTTTCCACTTCCTGATGCGCCTCCATTTCCACCTGTTCCGAGTGTTGAATTAATTAAAGCTGGACCAGCTCCAATACCTTTTAATGCCGTTATTGTTGAAAATTTGGAATCAACTCCGTTTGAACCACTTGCATTTTCAGTTAAACCACCATTTCCGCCAGACCCTATAGTAACTAATACATTTGTATTTTTATTTGAACTTAATGAACCAGAAATCACCTGACCACCGCCACCGCCACCACCGGTACCCCAATTTACCCTACTTGCCGCACCGCCACCACCACCAGCAACTACAAGGTAATCAACTAAAACAGTAGCCGCCGCCACATTCAAAGTAGCATTTGTTACCGTTGCCTGACCCGTTACACTTCCTACCATTGTTGCCGCCCTTGCTATGGTCGCATTATCCACGTTTGCCGTTCCTTCGACATTCGCAGCAAAAGTAACGCCAAAGGAAGCCTCAGCGGAACTTTCGGCCATAGCCGTTGCCGACGCGCTTATTATTCTTACAATCTTTGCCTCCGCACTTGTTTCAGCGGTTGCAGTTGCCTCCGCGTTAACCGTGTATGATAATTGAGTATTAGCCGACGTTTCAGCCGTTGCCGTTGCCGTAGCATTAACGGGAATGGTAAGTTGTGCGCTTGCACTTGTTTCAGCCGTTGCAGTTGCCGTTGCCTCAAGTACTTTGGTTAAAGTAGCAATAGCAGACGTATCAGCAGCCGTAGATGGGCTACTTGTTAATGTAGCTATTCTAAGTAGATTAGCCGTTATTTCACCCGTAGCCGTTACAGAAGCGTCTAATGATACAATTCCCTGTGTTACGACATCTAATATACTTGTTGCCGTTGCCGTTGCGTTAACAGTTGATTCTAAAGTTTTAATTAACTTTAAATCAGCCGATACGTTAGCATCTGCATTTACGCTCGCTTCAATATTTTGAACAATACTTGCATTAGCATCTACAAAAGCACTTCCAGCTAAATCAGAACTAATAGAAATAACCTTTGTAAGATTTGCCGAAGTATTGCCTAAAGCATTAACCGAAGCAGCAATTTCAACAACACCTTGTTGAAATACTGTAAGTTCTCCAAATGTGGATGCTATTGCATTAGCCTGCCCAATAACAGACATTATTAATTTAAGATTAGCCGAAGTTGTGGCAATGCCATTTACAGAGGCAGCGACGTTTACACCTGTAAGGATGTAAGAATCATAAAATACGCCTTGAAAAGAAATAAACCTTCTATCGTGGCTAACTTTTAAATTCTTAACTTGATATAATTTATCTCCCCAAACTACGCGAGATTCCTCGGTGATTGTGGATATATAACGAATGGTAAAATCACATACATTTTTTGCCGTGTTTTTACCGTCAATAATAGTCTCGTTTGAACCGGGCAACTTGCTTTCTGCAAATGCCCAAATGGTTGCAATATCAGCCCAACTTTCGGAAGCAAAACCAGACAACGACCTTACTCGCGTAACGTTCTGAAGGATAATCCGATCCCTCATTTTGCCAGTAACTTCGTTTTTGTTGTACTTCATTATAAAATTTGAACTCGATATTGGTCTAATAAATATTCCGATGCCGTAGGTAATTTCTTAACATAATCCTGTCTATTATCGTACGCATCGGTAAGCATTAATAAAATGGCTTGTTTTATTTGTGCAGGAACAGAACTTGGTTCTGAACCATAACCAGCCGTATAAGTTATAGTAACATCATTTATATTACCGTATAATGTAGGCCATGTTTTCCCGTAGGCTAAAGATAGCCTTGCAGGTTTTTCAAAGGTATCTACAATGTAATTATTTGCGCTAAATGTTTGAGTAGTATTTTGGCTATCTGCATACTGAAAAGAGGTAACCGAAATAACAGGCGATACACTTAAATAAATAGTGCTTAATCTTAAATAATCTAATTTCTCGGTTATAGTTTGAGTTATTAGGGCTTGATTTAAATATCTTTCGGCTGCTTGTCTGGCACTTTGCAATAAAGTAGTAATAAGGGTATCTTCAGTTGAATCGTCAACTTTTAGATAATCCTTTACTTCTTGTAAGGTGAAGATTTCAGTTGCAGGTTGTGTAGTAACTTTCCAAGCCATTGTACATTTTTTAAAGAAGGGATGAGTATTTCTACCCATCCCATTTTTTATTTACTAGGTCAACTTATTAGCAAGGTGCTTAATGGCAGCAGCCTGTAATAACTTACCGTCATATCTCGCATAAAGTAAAAATCCAAGTTCCATCTCATCCATAAATCTTTCACGTAATGGCACTAAAACATTATTAGACACTTGACGAATGATATATTTAGACCAATCACCGAAATAAACAATCTTTGCAGCAGTTGCCTGAGTTGCAGGAAGATCATTGTTTATGAAGAAATTGTAACCTAATAATCTATCTGGAATACCGTCTCTTAATGATGGTTGGAACAATGTTGTGTTACTATTATCTAAGTTTAGTTTTCTAACCGCACTTAAAATAGTGTCGTTCATCATAAATGCCGCAGATGGACTATTTCTATAGGCAACATCAACAGAATGAATAAGGTCAACTAAATTTGAAGCAGTAAAAGCTGTTTGGCTTGCAGATACCGCACCCTGCGTAGTATTGGCAGCAAAACCTGTAGGCTTTCCAGAACCATCGCCTGTAGTAAATGCAGTATTTAAGCCCCTACCTAAACGCTCACCTAACATAATTGGTAATTCTGTATTCAATAGACCAAACTCATCATTTGCCCATTCTACAGATACCTTCACTAAGGTATTAATTACGTGGGCTGCAAAAGTTTCGCGTGTAAAAGTCATGTCCTGAACAGTAACCGCTCCACCTTCAGTATGCCATGATCCAGTTGTACCAGTATCATTTACTTTTGGGTAGTACAAAGTACCTGCCTGTGGAGTTGAAATAATACGAGATACTTGCAACATTGGGCCATAGTAAGCCATTGTTTTTTCTAGCTCATAAGAGAATTGGTAAGGGATAACAAAACCGCCTGCCAAGCCACTTTCGGAAGTAGTAATAGTTGCCGTTCCTCTCATCTCTTTTAGCAAAGTTTGGTCTTTGCTACTTAATTCTCTTTTGGCAATAGCCTTCATAAATGCTACTTGATATTCTGGAGACTTTATAATCTCTCTTTTATCAGTAGGTAAAGCAGCCATTGTCTCTTCAACCTTACTTACACCTCTTTCCTCGGTGTTAAGTTCATTCCATCTTTCAAGTCTTGAAATCTGTTCTGTATAGTTTTTAAAGTTAGCATCCGCAGCATCCCATTGAGCCAATTCTTCGGCATTCATAAGACGCCCTTCGGCTGCTGCTCTCTTTTGCAAGTCTTCCATTATTGCGTAATCGGAAGCCCGCTTTTCTCTCAGCAATTTAGAGTTCATTATTTTGTTTTTAAATTTAATAAATGCAGGGCGTTCCTGCGTAACTCGTTTTGTATATTAATTTCTGACTTAACAGATATATCAATCACTTTTTGTAATTCTTCATCAATCTTTCCTGTCGTTTGCTCGTAGCTTCTTTTGG